AGCTCTTTTATGCAGGACTCTGGCGACAGAGCGGTGGTATCGGTATTAGGGTTTCCCCAAAGACACCACCAATTGGCCAGGTCTAGTATTAAAGTGCCAGACCATAGATGCACTTGTTGGCCCTTCCGGGCAGAAAGCGAAGCTCGCTAGGCGTAAAACCCGGCACGCTCTTCCATCAGGCGGATATCCTTTTCAGGAATACCGACCGTCTGGAAGAAGTACCGAGCCGACGCCAGTAGAGTCGGAGGTGGAGGAGCACGGCAGAACCGGTCCGTCAGAATGATGGGAACGTCAGAGCTGCTCGCTCCCTCGGAGATAGGCTCATAGCCATTCTTACCGAGGGCAGTGTTGAGAACACTGAGAGCTGCACGTTCATCCACAGACTGACGGGGCGGTCCTGAAACGATACCCGCAAGATCAACACCCTCATCGAGGAGCAGGTTCCGCATCCGCAGTGAGATGGGACGGTCGATAAAACCGTTCATCATCGACTGCGCACGCGCAACCGCTCCACAAAAGCTCTTTGCGATGATCACTCGAACAGAGCGGTCACCAGGAAGGAGCACCTCGACCATGGATCGGTCGTCGGAGATCTTATGGGAGCACACTTGAAGAGTGCTTCCAAGGAATCTCCCGTCGATCGTCCGAGAGAACCGGTCCTTGAAATCAAATTCGGTGTTATCAACGAACTTTGAGATCACGTACCGGAACCTATCGGTCGGGTTGTATGAGGAGTGAAGATGATCCACGGGATCCTCGACATCGAGGGGGTCACCGTAGATCGCGGACTGAGCGGTAGAGGTATCGGAGACAGCACAGAAAATCACTGTGCCTTCAACGAAGATCTCACCAGCGGGAGCAATCCCGTTGGCATCCACCGGTCCCGTGTAGGGTCCGTCGGCGGACGCGAGGAGAATGCCCTGCGTAGTCTCTCTCAAGCCTGTCCCCAAAAGGGTCATGCTCCGATGCCTCATGTCAGCCATCCTGCGATCGCGAGAAGTCGCGATGGGGATGAGTGGCACGGGGACTGTCGGGCGTGTCCCAAGGGGGAGAGTTGCGGCGTTAGCGACGAGGAAACCATCCAAGGCGTTGACATAAGTCACGACCTGCTGCTGGAGTTTATCCAGGGAGAATTCATCGTCAGCTTCCTCGACGGAGGCAGTAGAAACCTTGTAGTTGGAAAACCACTTCAGGGCTGCCTCCGCGAGGGGAGCGCCGAACCTCTTGCCCACTTCCAGTGCGATCTCCCCCCATACGGGGGCAGTCGCGTTGGAAGCGAGGGCAGTGATGGCTCGAAAGAGTCCGCTTATGACTCCACCCTCCGACTCGTCCCTCATCACACTATCAGCAAGATCGTATGATGGGAGATAGCCGAGGGCGATCGTCGCGGGCTGTTGGGTAGATGCACCTGCAACATAGTACGCCTTAAGTTCCTCAAACTTGAAAGAGTTATAAGGAACGGCGGTCTTCGCAAGAAGACCGCCAATGAAGTACGGGTTGACAGGTACGCCGGGTGATGGATTCCCGTTCGCGTCTGCGAGAACTTGAGATCCGTTGTTGCGAAGAATAGCCCGCTGTAATAGCTGGTGAAACTTCACAGTAACGTACTCGAGTCCGTCGGAACGGCGTTCGCGGTTCATCACCTTGACGTACTGCCCACGGCCCTTGACGAGCTGTTTGGCAACCGGAGCGGATACAGTAAGCATCCTCTCTGGTTTGGCCCCGATCAAAGTTGACGGGGTCTTCGCTTCCTGCTTTTTAGGTGCAGGTCCCTTCTTTCCATTCTTGGTCATCGTTGGAAAATTCGATGGTTTTAAGTATGGCATCCCTGTAAAACACAGGGACTGTTCATCACGTCAACAGCCGTCCCGGCTGTGACCCGTGCAGTCTCTCGACATTCCGGTTTTTAAGGCCTTAGTACGGAACTATTAAGCCTCAATTACCAGTCGAGACACCGTTTTGGGTCATTAATGACGTAACGCCATCGGTGACGGTCCCTCCTCGACACAGAACTTCACCTTCGTAGAACGAAGCTGAAGTTTCTGAAGGTCAAAAAAGGAGGGGTCCGACAACGCGTCCAGTTCGGAAGAAATCCAAACTGGATAAGCCAAGATAGGACGTGGCGGCTCAATCAGGTCCTTGGGAGGAGAACCTGAAAGGAACTCAAGGCCTCTTTGCGTAGTAAGAAGTCTGGTTCGGGTGGCGTTACGAATGCTACTCGATCCATGGCTAAATCTCGTAAAGAGGACTTGGGTCAAAAGCCGCTCGCCCAGCTCAACACCGCGCTCGAAACGGAGCGCGGCGGGAGGGAGGGGAGGGACAGGAGGTAAGCTGCTGTTCGTGAAAACCTGGACATTCCAGTGAGCCGCTATCCCAGCAAGGGACATTGGCTTAGCGTGGTAGTTTTCAGGAATCACGGTCGCGACTAGCTTGGAGTCGCTCATGGGCTGATTGGTGGACTGGGCGCGAGACACGAGTGTCAAGCGCCCAAACCAACCAGAATCAGTATCACGAACGAGGTCCTCTGTCGCAGTGGGGACATAGTCCCCATAGCGAAGTCGGACGAGTCCAATGCGAGTCGCGAGCTCACACGCCGGCTTGGACCGGAACCCCTTCAGTACCTTGTAAAGGACTAAAGGGATTCCGGTCTGAGAGGCGAAGATAGCAGCTAATCTCCTCTGCCCGGGTGAAACCCGGACATCTGCAGGACCGGATGACGGGTCGGCGCCCCAGCCCCCGAGGTGCACGGGAAGGTACCAATTAGGTACAACCTTCCGGCCATTCACCTTGGGGAACCAGAGCTCCGACATCCAGCGCGAGGCAACCATAGGGAGCACGGAGGACGTCCAGGGGACGTTCTTCGTGATCTTGTTGAACTCACGGATGGTCTCAGAGGGAGAGGCGATTACATCGCCATTCTTAACTGAGACACCCGTGACCAAGCGCTGGTTGAGGTACCACACACGTGTAACCTCACCGTCAGGATGGATCTTGAAAACCTGGGAGTTGATCTGGACAACGTCCTTTGAAAAGAAGTTTTTGCCTTTGCTGGGAATCAACCCAACAGAGGTGGTTACTTCTCTCCAAATGCGGTATAGAGAGGGTGGCATCAATGCGAGGACATCGTCCCCATTGATCAGGAAGCGATTCGTAAGAAACTTCCTGAAGCGCGCACGCGCTCGCCACTCTTTCCCGCCCGGAAAGGAGGTTCGCTCCCCAACGGTCTTGCCCATGAAGGCGGTAAACCCAGGGTCTATCCTCCAATCCCCTACCTCATCCAACCAAATGGTTAGAGCCTCCAGCACCGTAGCGGTGTTGATGACGCAGAGGAGGGGAAAGGAACAAGGATGACCCATGAGTTGACCAGACTTCTGGTAGACTGGTGGGGGGAGCTCCTTAGGATCGGTGAGGGGGAGGGTATAACTGATGCGACCCGGCGCAAAACTTGCCATGAGGAGGTCCCCGTAGGGACCCCCAACCATGGAAGCTGCGGCCAAAGTCGCTTCAGATTTCAGGTTGTCGGTAGCGGCCTCAAAGTCGCCCGACATCCAGTGAACTGGATCTGTACCTGAACTGCCGAACAAACTACGGTAGTAACCTTCTTCTCCTCCTCCATCATAATCCTCGTTCTCCAGATCAGCTTTGAAGGCAAGCGAGAGCTGGCGGACCCTGCTCAACAGGTCCGCATCTTCTGGCGCCATCGTGTTCCAGGGGGTCTTCTTCCAGCAATCTAGAAGATGACCCTGCACCGGTTGGAGAAGTGCGTTCGTTGGTCCATCACCAAGGGTGATAACACGGACCTTCAAACCCGCCTCCTTGAGGGCAATAGCCGAGACATCATTCATCGCGTAAGTCACGCGAGGAACGAAAGTCCCGTCTTCTTGCCACTCATCCCAGTGCACCTGTTGCCACGAGGGTGCGAAAAGAGTCTTCCGGGAGGTGCTATCCACCCGGACTCTCGCTGCCTCAAGCGATGCCCTGACTTCAACAGGAATAATCAGGCGTCCGAACCTGTCTTTCGGGACAACCCCGGCCTCCACCTTATCGTGGAATGCTAGGGAGGCCTCATGAAAGGCCTCTTCGGACTTCTTAGTCAAGCGCTTTGTGCGAACATGCACACCGCACTCGAACTGAGTACGAGACGTATCGTAGGCGCGTTCGCGCCAATCAACAAGTCTCTCCTGAATGTTCCTGAGGGTGGACTCCTTAAAGTCAACACCCGTCAGGGCCGGGACAAGCCTTAACCCCCCACCCCCTTTCCGAGACATTTGCCGGCAAGCCCGCCCAGTTGGGCAGAACTTACTGGCCGTCGAGGAGTACTCGACGAGTTTCGGATCCACAGCGACGACTTCACTGTCGTCCCCAGTGTAGAACTGGGACCCCCGTGACGGGTCAGAACTGTGGTTGGGGAATTTGGTCTCCATCAGATGACGAATGGTCGTCAGGAGACTTTCCGGGGGGCAGTCTTTGTCCGCACCCAAGAGCCTGCGGTGTTTCTCAAATGCCTTAATCAACTCACCATCGTCCGCCCCAGGCCAAGCCTGAGGCGAACCCTTGGTGAGGGAATAGATAAATGAGATATCCCGTCGGTGCAAGGCGCGCTTTACAGCGACGCCCAGCCATCCCTTAAACAGGTTGTCAGTGACAATACCTGGTTTCGGGACTGGCTGGGTATCAAAGAAAGCCTTCGCCAATAAAACGTCCAGGTGGTATTTTACACCACCCTTCAGTGCACCTGCAAGCTGATAGGTCGCTAGGGTTACTGCTGTTTGTCGCAGTGACCCCACAAAGCGCCCATACTCTTTATTCGTGAACAGGGGAGTCTGAAAAGACCTCCTTGCCACGAAAACCAGAGCAAAGCTAGTCAGGATGCTCTCGATCAACTCGAGGTCATCTGCCGCTCTAGAGCGGTAGTCAACCCCGAAGAACTCGTCTGAAACAAGACGAGAACGTCGAGAGCCTGTCGCCTTCTCGTAACCTGCCCAAAGGCAGGCCGAGACTGTCTCCTGACAAAGGGAGACAGAAGTCGACACACAGTTACCCACAGAAACGTGGGGGGCCCTAGCAGGGCCTACATTCTGCATGCCAGCGTCCGAGACGCCAACCGGGGAGTGTGGTTGCCAAACCACACCCCCCCCGCGGGGTCGCGGAGGAAGTAAACTCCCTCCGGACCCCATGCCGTCTTGTCCTAAGACCCAGGACGGCGCTGGCGGAACCACAAAAGGTTCCCTCATCAAGATTAGTGAAGAGAAATATTCAC